TTCACAGCATTCTTGATTTCATCACGTGTGATTTGATCGTTGGGTTCAAACAAGAACTGTTTTCCAATTGATTCAAGTCTTGCACGTATGAACACAACTAGTCGTGCTACATTGATACGATCCAATGCAGAAATGGCTACCTGTGTGGTTTTATTACCAAAGTTAGTAATACCCACACCAGGAACAAACGTAATTGGGTTTATTTGATTTTGATACAATACATCTCGCAAACCCTGGTTTACACCTAAAGTAACAAACTCGCCTGTTTGACCATTGATGTAGCCAATGCGATCGGCATTGTCGACTACACCTCGACGTGTACCTGCGGGTGCTAACCATGGATAAGCCACTTCGTCATTGCGAATGATAGTGCGAACCATCATGTGACTTGGCGCTGTGACCACGGCTGATCCTGACAAGTCTGTAGTTTGGCAACTGGGCCAAAACACACCCACGTATGGTGAATTAGAGGTTAACCCATCACCTGTAACATAGCCGGCGCCTGCATTGTTGGTTGCCCAACTCACAATGTCTCCAGCAGTTGCTGGCAAACGCATTGGTGTATCGCCTACCACAAACACAGTGTTGTTACGCTCATTACTGAGTGCCAACATGTTGGGAATCAATTCTGGGTAAGCAGTACATGCTGTCAAGTTGAATTGATTTTGTTCTTCTCGGATGGTCACGCTAGTGTCAATCCCTGATTTGAGTGCGGCCACAATCAATTCACGTTGAGCAAAACGTCCCATGTTAGGAGCGCCTGAATTACGGTTGCCACTTGCAGTTACCCAACTGTTGACTTCTAGTTCACTCCAATAACTGGTATTGGTAGGTACTGTTCCTGTAGGAGGAGTTACAATAGCCACATACAATGTGGTGTTGTACAACACTTGGTCACCTATTGCATATTGAGTTGTATTACTCCATGTTGGATATGAGAAACTTGTGGCATTAAAATAGTCTGCTTGGAAACTCTTGACATTGAACCCCGAACGGCGTGTGTTGAACAACAACATGCCTGTTGGATATAGAGTGTAGTCTGGTGCGTCAACGTCCAAGTAGTTGCTGGTCAGCAAACTTGTGATACTTGGCAATGCGCCAGTGATAGGATTCACAGTACCTGTTGAACTCCAACGAGCATCTGCAAACAACACACCATTTTGTGTGGTTTGATCTGTGTTGTCTAGGGTGATCCATTGGTCCACACCGTCTACCACCGCCCAACGATTGATCACTGGATACAATTCTAAGTTACTGGTGTCAATCCAAATATCACCATATACCAACGCTGTGCCATCTGTTTGGGTAGTAGGTGCAGTAGCACTAATAATTGGTCCAGTTGGATCTGTCAGACTCAAGTTATAACCACGCACATCATTGGTTTCGTTTTGGTAGCCCACCCAGCCTGTACCACTTTGGATCATGATATCAACTTGGTTTGTGGCTGAGTAATACCAGTAACGGCCATCTGCAGGGTCTTGATTGGGTGCAGTTGCGCTGGCTGTGTAGGTTGCGGCAACCCAGTTGCTTAAATTCAACCAGGTGTCATTTGCCACAGTAATTGGTGCTACTGTGTCTGTATCAAGATACACTGTACGGCATCCTGTAACGGTGGTGTTAAATCCTGCGGCAGTAACAGGAGTACCAGTAGCATTTTGTAATAAAATTACTCCACCTTGTGTTTGTGTCAGCACAATATATCCATTGCTGTCAATACTGGCGCTGACATTGGGCACCGAGGCCGCACTCACTGCTGTTACAAAAGCGGCCGGTGTTGTACCGTTTACAGTGGCCAATACTGGAGTGGTCAATGTTGTACTGTTGGCAGTTGAAGTCATGATGTAGAACGAATTACCATTGATAAACGTGGCTGTGTCATTGTCTCCGGTGATCACTGTGGCTCCCACAGCCGATCTTTCAAACACTTGAAGTGTGTAAGTAGGATTAAAAGGGTAGTTACTAGTTGGGCCGCCATTTACTTCAGGATCTACGTTGTACTGAGTATATGTAGTGCCTGCTGGAATAAGTTTACCACCAGTGGTGTCAAGAGTTGCGTTGGCTGTCCAGTCATTGGCATATACTGTGGCTGCCTGTTGAACAAATGCGGCTAGCGCAGTAGAATATTGCTTGACGACCATTGTGGTTCCAAGATTTACGCTGTTGATTTTGTTCCAGACTGATCCGGTTGGACGTGGAGTTGAACCGGTTGAGTTCCAACGTGGATTTTGATAACTAGGACTTTGTTGTAATGTCGGAGCATAATAAACATCATTGGTAGTCAAGCCTAATGTTGTGATTAATCCAGAGGTACTTCCTATACTGTTGATCACAATCACACCATCATCAGCAGTTGATCCATCTGCTTGAGCAGTTGCATCAGCATACAAGCACAGTTTGGTATCAATTACTGCGCTATAAACACCTGTGATAGCGGCTGTGTTAATTGCGGCACTGAGTCCAGCAATATCGTTATTAGGGCTTACTGGCACAGCAACCGAGGTGCCGTTAATTACCAGGGTATTTCCAGCAGTCAAATCAGCAGTCACTGCATTTGCGCCGGTGATTGTGGGATAACTAAGTTTCCAATCATTACTTCCTACTAGTACCCAAGTATTGTACAAGTCTTGTAGTGTAGTAGAACTGGTTTGATCAGCAGTGGCTGCTCCATTTTTATAATAGATTGGATTGGCTGTGTTTGTTGCTACCACAGCATAGTCTCCAATGCTGCCATAACTATCCACAGGAACACCACTGCTAAGGTAAACAGTGTCTGTGATCACACTTGGTACCATATTGCTAAAGGTGCCTGTGGTTGAGTTCCACTCAAAAATACCCCATAGTGTGTTGGCAGTATCTAACCAGTAAGCACCGTTATCGGGCTCACCGGTAGGACGAACCAAACTGGCTGTGAGTTGAGTCAAATCAATATCACAGCGTTGTACATAAGCACGGTTTGTTACACCCAGTGCAGAGTAGGCAGCAAGCAAGCCATATTCGTTGAGTTCGTAACCATTGATTGGTGTACCAATAGTGGTCTTATAAAAGAATGGATTGCCAAATGTAGCAGTCAAATCTCTTTGACTAGTAATCAAATAGGCGCGATTGGCATTGGCTTTGAGTGTGCCTGCGGCTACGCCTACTCCAGATCCTGATACTTTGTCTTGCGCTGTGGCAATCAAGAAGTAAGGTACCGAATTTGTAGCGGCTGAAAGATAGTTGCTTTCGTCGATGATGGTGACTTGTACACCTGGTGAAACTAGTGCCATTTTGGCTCCTTATAAAACTTAAAGATATTTATCGTAACGCACCAAAACCATGCCAGTTGCGATGCCCTTTATAAAGGTTCGTGTTCATAAATATCCAATGAGACCAACTTGCAAAGCCTGTAATCAACGCCCAGTGGCTATAAATTATCGTCGAGAAGAAACTGTTTATTATCGCAACAGATGTGACAACTGTATACGTCGTGGACGCCAGGAGAAAGCACCCATAGCACGTTGGCAATCAGCAGGGTACAAGAAAAAAACTGCCTGTGATCGTTGTGGATTTAGATCGAGATATGCCAGCCAATTGCTGGTATATCATGTGGATGGGCGATTGACCAATACAGAACTGAGTAACTTACGCACAGTTTGTTTAAATTGTTCAGAAGAGGTCAGGCGCTTGGCTGTGCCTTGGCGCCCTGGAGACCTGCAAGCAGATCATTGATCTGTGTGAATAGATCGTCCACTGTGGCATTGTTATCTAGCACAGAATCAAACTGGGTGCCTACCCAAGCAGTTTCACTAGCATGGATGCCAAGTTTTTCTAGTTTCTTGTGGCTTAGTGCCCAGGTAGAGTTGCCATTAGCGCCACGATTAACGCTCACAGCCGCATCATACCACGCAGGCTCAGGACCACGAACAACTCTAATAACTCGACCCCCAGCATTTTTAATGGCTCGAATCTCGTTGGGAAATCTGCAGTCTGAAATAACAACATCATCTTGGCTGTGGCGTAGTTTATTTTCCAAACTGGCAATCCAGATGTCATCGTGAAATCCAGCCCTGCATACTTCTGTGCCCCAGTACTGTAAGATCCAGCGTGGAGTCAATGTGGGCATGTGCAAACGTTCGGCCCACCAGGGATCTACTTGTTCTCGCCATTCACGGGCTTGTTTTGTGCGGCCTTCTAGCAGGGTTCTATCCCAGCCAAACACTTGTGCCACAGCATCTTTAAGTGTTGATGCAAATGATTCTCTACGAAATCCATGAAAGTTAGTGAGATAATCAGCAATAGTATCTTTGCCTGAGCCAATAAATCCACATACGCCAATGATCATACCAGTTCCTTAAAATTAGTCACACAATTAAATCTTTTAATTTTGGAAAAACAATTTCTTCAACAAATAGTTTATGTGCGCCTGGGGCAGGGTGCCAAGCATCTGAATCAAGTTGATTTTTACTCTTAGCAAATTCATAAAATCCATTTGATGAAGTACTATCATTAAATATCCATGATGATGTGTCTTGTATGTGTTTATTAATATCACCTAATAGAAAGTTGTTGTCAACAGGCAACGGATTCTGTGGATTCCAGAAATTTTGAAAATTTAAAAATCTATACTTATAGTTATTTACAATTAAATAATTTTCCAAATCTCTAAAACAGTCCAGGCTAGATTTAACTAAAGATTCTCTGTCAGAATACAGGTAAAAATTTTTAAATAATAATTGAAGTTCTGGCAATTCTTGCCAAGAATTGTTTATCCCCCCACTTAATACGTAACAGCATTCTGGAGATTGTGCTATAGACATTTTTGCACTGTAATTTTTTTCGTATAGATAATCATAAAATTCTTGACTTATCCTGACATCTGCTCGACTTATACCGCTCCACATAACCAATACTAAAGTATTTTCAGGAACAGTATTAAATTTTTCAATTGCATCTATAACACTGTTTTTTATATAATAATTTCCAGCGCCACCTATTGCCATATTATGAAGTGTGTGTATATTCAATTGATTTGCTAATAATTTAGGCCAAGAATCATACTCATGAGTTGGCACCGTAAAAGAGCAACCACTTACTACAAGTGTATCTATCATGCCAGTTCCTTTATGTTCAAATGTCTTAGTGTAGTTTGTAACAAGTCTATTTGCCTGCGGCAATCCTCTAGTGCATGATGGCTGGTTGGGGGTTTAGGCAGTTCGGGCCATAGGCTAAACACTGTACGACTATCGCGCACCTGGTAGTATTTCCACGGCAGGGGTTTGCGATAACTCTTGTAGGCATGCTCAAGAATATTGCAATCATACGTTGGACCTTGCGCCCAGATCATCTTAGAGTGCCAAATCAACCGGCCCAGTTCATCCAGTGCTTGATCCAGGGGGATACGATCTTGTTCTCCAAATGCTTCTTCTCTAGCGTGAGCGGGTTGGGTTGCCCACCACTCAATTGTGCCATCATCGATCACACGATTTTCCTGGCTTTCTAGTGTGACCCTGGCATAGTAGTGTTGGTCGTAGTAGCCTGCGCCAAACGGATCAAATGCTTGTGCGGCTATGGTAAGAATCGTAGTGTCAGGGCCTGTTGCCAGTCCCTCTAGGTCAATCATTAGGTCCATGCTGTATTATAGCAAAGTTACTTGGCAATGTCTATTCCAAAGGTAAGATCAATCCATTCACGCATGGCGTTTCGAGTTGGATGCAATTGATCGTTTTCTAGTCGAGTTCGATCTTGATTTGCCCATTCAAATGCTGTATTACTGGTGTTTATCTTTGTCCAATCTACTAGATTATAGTAAGTCGAATCTTTGTTTACTGTTCCAAAGTAATGTTCATGTTTGGTATAAGAATAATCTGCAAACGGATCATAAATGAAACTCATTTGATAATCGATTCCTAGTTTTTCTATTAGGTTTTGTGTGTTAAGAATGCTACAAAGACTGTTGTCTGTTAGGTATCTTGAATCAGCGCCTAGATACTGTGTTTTAAAAATTTGTTTTATTTCTAGAGGACAAGTACTATCCCATGTCCACGAGCCTGCCTGGCCGCCCGAATGATACCAGACTGATCCAAGTAGCGGTGTACAAAAACTGTACTCTGGATTTCCTTCCCAAGCACCAGGGTAGGTGTCGTGTAACTGCCTAGAAATTATTGTGTCTAAACGATTTATACCTGTCCAAATTACAATCACACGATCATACTTTGTTTTTGCACATTCAAATGCTATTCTAGCAGATATGGCTTGATTGCCTGTTCCTGATGTTGCTCTTACCACAACATCAGGATGCAGTTGCCATTGATCAGGCGTTTGTTTGCCGAGTTGGCTACAAAAACTACAACCTACTAACAGTGTGGTCATTAGCCAATTACAAAAGTCAAGGGTTGTGATCCATCCACATACATGACCAGTTCTTGGATCTTGGCATCCATTTGGGCTTGGGCTTCGGCTTTCATGGCTGTACCGTTTAGAACACTACCGCCTTGCGGTCCAGCAATCTGCCCAAACTTTTCACGTGCTTCACCGATGATCATCTTGCAGGCCGCGACCATGTAGTCACGGATCCACTGTTGGATTTGGTAATCACTCAGTAATTGGATTTCGGGTTTGAGGTTATAGGTCCAAAGCAACACAACCTCACCACCACCAGGGGGACTACGGATCAGTTGCAGTTTCTTGGTAACCGGGTTCCAAGTGTAATTCAAGTAGCCACCAAACATACGTGCGGCCAACTCAACATACTGTGA